GTCTACATTCTTCGGATCGTTAAGTAATTCAGAAATTTTTGATGTGACGGTAGCTACATCAGAATCCACACCGCTTAATGAGTGGTCGACCTGCAATGCTGCAGGATTTACAAGTACACTAACCACATCATTGTGAGAGTCAAGTACTGGGTCCGGTCCGTAAAGCACATACGTGCAGACCATCGTCCAATACGACTCAAAATCTTTGAGGTCCGCTATTTTCGTCTGTTCCAGAAGAAGCGCACCGTCAGTGACACCAAACGTATACACTTGAGCACCTCTCTCAGTGAAAGGTCTCAACACACAATTTCCAACAAATAATGCATCCGGGTCTCTAATAGGTATTAACCCAAAAGCATTGTATTCATAAAAGACTCTATCAACCAAATGGATATCAGCACATGCACGCAAAAGTGCATTTTTCCGTTTGAGTAATTGTGTCTTGCCTAATTTCCTATCTGATAAATCATGGCCAATTAACAAGATTAATTCTCGCGCATACATTGAAGCGTTGCGCATCATGTTGTAAAACTCTGGCCGTTGTTCGCACAGTGGAACACCAGGTTGCCCTAGTGGTCCACTCCAGTTGATCGCATCAACTACATCACATTCATCAATTACAGTTTCCATAGTACCTTCATAACGTCCTGTTTTCTTCGCACCATCCCGTGCGCTATCGTTGGTGCACCCAATTGGGGTGCAAGGGCTCAAATCGAAAGGAGACATTTTACATAGTAATAAATGTCCCGATCCGATGAGCCAAATCCCTTCAGATTTGGTTCATGTGGATCTACTTCATATACCCTATCAGCACAAGTGTGTACTCGCCTAGTACACTAAAAGAATACAGTAAACCTATTGTAGCAGCGAATTGCACTACACACAGGTAAACATCCATCAGTATGCGCCTTACGGTGGCATCATTAGCAGGGATACTCCGGAGGGTAAGGAGTCCCGCTTCAGCAGATGGTGACCATGGGTTTAAATCCTGGCGCTCAAATCAAACAAATTCATGAATGAGAGCAGTACCAGGCCTTAACTAAGACAATTCATTATCTCGCCATAACCACCACCGTATAAGAATGGGGTCGGCCCTAAGCTCATAGAGCTCGTGCCTAGTTAACCGGGGCTCGGCATACAGTTTATAAGGGTTGTATGAAAATAACCGGTCTACCATAAATGGCATTCACGCCCTAAAAGTACCGTTGATCACGGATTTAAATCCTCAAGACATTAAGCTTCTTGATGCATTAGTGAGAGCTAAGTAAGGTTTTGTGGTTCAGTGTCAGGTTCACACCTACCCACAAACCCCCAGACACGCCTTTAACTTATGTCTGGTAGTGGCCCATCGCCACTCTATCTATGTTTTCATAGATAATTTAATATGATTCTATATCAAGAATTGTTTGGCTTTCGTACTGCGTTTGTATACAAGACTCACACCACTAGAGACTACTTGTAAACAAATCCACCACTTAAGGTGACAAAACATGCGGGTACGACCCCTGGTGGTTCATGTTCGAGACCAAGAATCAGGAAGTGCAACCTCGAGAATACTCGCTATTCTCTCAGATGTTACTCACTTCCATGGAATAATTTCGCAACGTACACAACATTGTTTACACACATTTCTATAATTTTTATGTTTTATGATGATATATAACTCAATTTTATATGAAACATTAATAAATAACAACGTTACAATTGATGGATTTATGTGACTAATAATATGAATATGGCCTTTATCAGTGTT